CGCCGAGCTTGGCAAGACTGGCGTGGGCACAATATTGTTCACACAAAGGTGCCCCTTCCAATCGTTGGCGGTGGTGTTAAGTGGCAAGTAATCCATGGGGAAAAACCACGGCACATTCAAAGTGGCCATGGTATTCTCCGCAATATCCAGGCGAACGTGTGGTAACATCGTGCAAGATGGTGGGAAAACCCCCCTACACCAAACGTCCGGATCCGTAGGGTCGGCGTCATATTGATAGCTCATCGCGAGAGTCCCCGCGTGGAAAGGGTTAGCGGCCACGGTCAACGTGAAAACCATATTGAAACGCACGCCAGCAACTCCTTCCAAACGAGTGGTCCCAGCAGGGAACCACAAGTTGAACACCCTGTTAGTGTCCACCAGAATAGACCACAAATTGGCCTGGCTAGGGGAACACAAGTTAGTATTTACCAACCTAGGACGCCTAAAATATTCCTTTAAATCCTGCACCTCCACTTCCCCAGCGGCAAAGGCCGTAGAGGAAGATTCATAGGGCATCGTCGCACAGAGGGCAGCCTCTTGTACAAACGACATCACACCTGTGGCCTCAGGGGCCGAATTTATAGCCAAGCTCTCGATAGGTGCGCACTCGGCAACATTGGCTGTTTGGTTATTATTTGATTCAGTGTATCGGTTTAAAATGCGGGTAAGATACCATCGCCGCAAGTGTGTGAACTCTCTGACTCAGTCTGAGTAGTAAGGTATAAACCAAGGGTGTTATCCTGACGACGCGGGGTGTCATCACACATATTTCCATCGCCCGCGCCCGTATATAATTAGTACCATGCATCGGCTCTATTGAGCACCCACTCTCTTGCGCTCTCGCGCGTACGGAATGGTAACTCAAAGTTCTCTGTAGCAGAGAACTCCTCCAACCGAGCCTGGTACTTGTCCCACATGGCGGGACTGTGTAAGCAGAGCTCACCTTGCATCTGCTCCACATTGCGAAACAGGTCCCCCTTCACATCTCGGGGGTTCTTAAACCAATAGGGAGTATACAGAAAGCTATCGGGATCGAGTGGTGCAGCCCAACCACCACTTGCCTCTTCGTCGACGGCAAATGTGCGCTTCAAGAACGTGAGCTGCTCGATGCTCTCGTATGGCACGAGCTCCGCGTCCTTTTTATCGGACGTGTACGTCAAACCAAACAGCTCCTTCATTAGCTTCGACACGGTGACCTGATTAAAGACGTCGGCCACGGCGTCCGAAGGGGCGTTGACATTGTCGTCGCCATACGTGCAAATGTAGACATGTAGCCACATATTGCGTTTGTCACCAGTCGCGGCCGCGTAGCACGCAGCCAAGGTGATCAAAGAGAACATTGAGTTCACCGGCGTGGTTAGGGGATGCCCGCTAGGTAGCGACTTGTTCCACTGCACCACAGTATCCAACTTACCCCCCACACCAGTAAGGTGCCGGGAGTGCGTCAAATCCAACCAGAGCACGGTCCTAATAAGGTCATGCTCCGGCTTGTGGTGGGGATTGTTGAACGCGTACCAACGGTTGATGTATCGCAAAATTGCTTCCAATAGGTAGGGTTGCTGACCGGCGTCAAAGCGCTTGAAGTCGCCTCCAAACACTTTGCCACCCTTGGAAAGTAGGCTCTCAGCCAACAAATGCCAGTCCTTATACGGATTGATACCCGGGGCCATGCCCGAGACAACAGGAGTTGCGAACATGGCAGCCATGAAGCTGCCGAAGTACATTCGCACAGCGATGGTGTAATCCAATGGAGCGCCGCTAATAGCACGCGACGCGACGGCTTCAACCTTCGCATGTGAGCGAAGCTCATCTTTAAGGAAGTCAGTGAAAATGACACTACTCCTAATATTTAAGCTCGCCTGCGCTATGATATTGTCAACGTCCTGCCGCAAGGCTTCGCACTCCTCGGAGTCAAAGGTGAAATCACCCTCCGCACCGAAGAACGCCTTCTTGCCTGCGTCTCCACTCAACCTATAAGGGTAACCTGGGGAAGTGGTGCGCTGAATGGGCTTCATCTTCATGCTCTCGGGTGGCGACACCGCCTCTTCGAAAGTGAGAATCTGCCTACCATGTTGCATTGTGGCACTCCAGTGCTTGGACATGGCCATATCGGTGATGGTGTCAAGATCGGCATAATGCTTA